AAGTTCCATCCAGTGAAACTATCAGCAATCTTCATATTCTCTGCTGATAAGCCAGTAGCACCAGCTTGTGTGTCAGCACCTTCATAATAACTGTTTACAACCGTTGCTGCGGTCTGCACCCAAGCACAGAAAGCAGCCAAGGTACCTGTTCCAGCAGGTGTATTTTGTGCATAGCATCGCGTTATTTCAATACCAGCAAGGTAGAAAACACCACAAAAACCACCAGAGTATCCAGTTGCATGATTGCTTGTAGGTGTCGCTCTGCTAAAGCAGTTGGTAATCTTACTTGCCCTTGCGATAACACCAGCAAAGCCGCCAACGGTTCTGCCTATTACAGTAGTGTTATTGCATACACAACTATTTCCAATGTTCATCGCTTCAATTGTACCGGATTGGCCACAAAAACTTCCGGTCGTTGAAGTTGCTCCTACAGATTTGTTCTCAATCGCCATGTTAATAACATGGCATCCACTTACTTTTGATGTAGTAACTCCGTGGTCTCCGCTAGCAAATAATCCACCAACCATGTGCATTGCATTAGCGTTGCTGTCTTGTAGAATTGTTCTCCAATCAGTGACGCCTTCTACATAACAATTCGTAGCAGGACATCGCAGATAACCAGCAATAGCAGCCGTGTTCGAGGCTGTGGCGAGCGAGTTCTTTATGTTAACACCCTTGATGTGAATGTTTAACAATGTGCCCGCCGAAAAGCCAAATAACCCACAAGCTTCAATAGACCGATCAATGAATATGCTCTGTATCTCGAAGTTTTGGCCATTATAAGAACCGGTGAATGGCGCAGCGATAGTCCCTATCGGTCTGAATCCAGCACCATCAGCGAACAATGAAACAGGAGTAAAATACTCTGCATCGTCGATGGGAATCCACGTTGAAATTCCATCGGATGGGTAATGGTCAGTGATACACTCATACCCAATGAAAGAATCCACTACACCCCCAGTCGCATCCCGCCAAAAAGAACCTGCTTCGATCAAATCCTCGCTATATTGATTCCACTCGCCATACACTGTTTCATCAAGAGTGTCAGACGCATCGATATTGGCTATCTGCGTGTAGTTGTCAGACAATTCACCAAGGTCTTGAATGTACTGCAACTCAGTCAGATTAGAGACAGTTTTATTTGCCATCTATTACCGTCACTTTCACATCCACATCTTTTATTTGAGATGACATTTCCGCTGCTTTCAAATCAAGCTTCTGAAGCTCTCGCGTAACAACTTTTGCGGGTTCAACTTTCAACTCAATCAGAGAGGCTTCACAAGTTGCTTTGTACTCTTTTGTCAACTTAGTGAGATAGGCGTTATTCAAAGCAATACGACGACGTATAAAAGCATCAGCACCAAGCTTTGTTTGCAAGATTGCAATCTTGGCATCGACGACGGCTTTGTCTGCGGTCAATTCTTCTTTAGTTTTAAGAGTTATTATTTCCATTTATCACCCGGCCAGTAGCACCACGAATAAAAGTAAAGTACGCATGTATAACTCCTATAAAATTCCAACCAGTTTAGAGAGGGCAACCGTTATCCCGCTTGCCCCCGCCGCAATGCCAATCGCAAATCCGATCAGCTTGGCCTTGCAGTTACAAAAGTCCACACCAATCGGGCAGGCGGCCTCGTGATTCTTAATCTTGTCATCGACATACGCTTTCAGGTCTTTCTCAAACCAGTGAAGCCGGCTTACGTTCTGGTCTTCGTGCTTCGTAATCGCCCGGTTTGCCGCGTTTTCGGCGATTAAATCCATCGTTTCTCGGTCAAGTTGCTCGGTCATATTGCTGTTTTCCTTTTCAAAATATGGTGGCGACTCTTGCACGCCGCCACCACATGGAGGGAGGTGATGAAAAGAGTTTTTACCGAAGTTGGAAATATTCCCAAAAGTCAATATGCAGAATCGGGTCATTCGTGCCGTCAGACTGGCAGACGAAACTCGGCGTCAACGCGACGATGGGGATGTTGGCCGTCAGAAGGGTAGATGCACCCTTGACGCCGTCAATGAAGTACTCGATGGATGTCACGCCGTTGACTTTGAACCCGAAGTTGAAGAATGTATCCTCAACGAGCGTCTTGATGCCTGCGACAGTTCCTTCGGCTGCGGCCTTGCTTGCGGTCAACTCCGCGACGCCAGCGAGGGTTGTCAGGCTTGCAATGCCGATGCCATTGTCATGGCTCACAGCACCGTTTGCCAGTAGGCTGGTATCAACCGCCGCAAGCCCAGCGAACAACTGAACCTTTGTAATAGTATCAGCGACCTTGATGCGGGTCTCAAACCAGATATCTTTCCCGGCTGCTGGGGTGATGCAGAGTCCCAATTTCTGCACCTGACCGCCTTTGTGCTGCGTTGTCTCAACCGCGTCCAGCAATGCAACGCCGCCAGCAGTGCCGCACAAGGTGAACGTGGGGGACGAAGAACCGATATCTGTCAGCGTATAGCCTGCCAGCGTAGCCGCGTCGACATTGTTGAAGTCCTCGCGGTAACCGTGACCGATTGAGGGGTCGAAAATGGCCGCCAGCTTCGGGCAGTCTGCCCAAAGTCCAGCGGGATAACCAGAATTGATTTGCGGGTCGAAAAAAGATAAGTTTTGACCCTTCCAGATTGCTTTAGTTCCCATGATGATGCTCCGTAATAAATGTTTAATTTAAGGGGACCCCAGCACAGTGCCGAGGCCCCCATACGAAAGGCAATTGAGAAAACTTACGCCGTGACTGTTTCCAGGTCTGCGGCATTATAACGGGGGTTAGCCATCATAATAACCAACCCGCCAAGCACGGGGTCATCCACGGTTTCCACAATATTCATGTAAACATACGGGTAACCGTCCGGAAGGTTGGCCGCATTAACCTTGACGACATACAACTGGTTGTCGCCAGCCGTACATGTTAGGGTGCTTGCAGTGACCCATGCCGTCTCTGTTTCCGTCGCACTGATTCGCTTGTACTGGAACGGGATGGCCGTGGTGGTTGCAGTTTTCGCTGCCGTGGACGACGGAATGATTGTGATTGTCGGAGTTGCCGTCCCTCCGGTTGCATCGCCAAGAATTACAAGGAAGTAAGCCTCTCTGTAGTCCTCCATCGAGACAACATCTGATACAGTATTCCCGATCATGAAATCCGCGACGGGAGTTCCGGCCAAAGTACCGGCGACGCCTGGGGGTAATACAAATTTGAAATCGCTCATGTTAAAGCTCCTTAAATTAGGATTTTCATTTTGTCAATTTGAAACAGCAACCGGATTACGCCCGGGCGCCGAGGGTGACGAAGCTGGACAGCGTGTTGCTGCTGTGCTTGGGCGTCAACGCGGACTGCATCCACGGCTGGCCATCCATCCGCAGGGTAAAGCGGAACGCCACTTCATCCTCGACGAACTTCAGGTGAACGCTGGTGGCGGCAGCCACAGACCCACCGGCCTTCTGGCCAATCAGGTACTGTTTCCAGTCGCCACAGATGATGTCCCCGGCGGTGCCAAGCGTCTGACAATGTTCGGTCAGGAACAGCGGTGCGCCGAGCAGGCTCATCATAGGACGTCCTGTGACGCCGTTTGTGGCGACCTGGAGCAACCCTGCGGGCGCTCCACCCGTCCCTACGGTCATCGCAAGGGCGGCGAGCTGCGGGAAGGTGTCCATGTTCGCAATCCAGATGGCGTTGCCCTGGGCGCGTGCCATGAGGCGTGCCCACATCTTGAGCACGTTCTCCGTGACGATAGTGGCCGCCGTTTGTGCGGTTTCCTTGGTGACCGACACCGTGCAGGGTGCATTCAAAACGCCCAAGAACTGGCCAGCACCGTTGCCGTTGACCATGTCCTCGTCGATCTGGAACGCGATAGCCTCGCTGAACATCTGGCCAAGGAGCGGCTCCATCGTAATGGGGCTGTCCTCGAGCAACTCATTGGTCACATACGCAAGCGCTGCGAACTTGATGAGCTGCAAGCGAACCTTGGCGAACGCGGGCTTGCTGGCGGTGATTGAAGCAGCCTCCGCAACGCGGTAAACGATGATTCCACCGTAAACTGACGTGGCATGCGTGCTTTCCTTGATAACCGGAATCTCGACGCTGTTGGTGGCCATCGGAACCGACGTGGCTCGGCCTAACAATACCGACGCCTCGAGCGCGTTGCGCATGAGCAGATTGCGGTATTCAGTCGGGACCGCAAATCCACCATCGGCACCAACGCCCTCGGAAAGACCGGATGCCTTTTCGATTTTGGTGGTTTCCTGATTCCACTTCATCAGCGTTTCTGTGGTGTTGCGCGAAACGGTACTCTTGTACACGTCATACGCAAAATGGCTCATCGACTTAAAACCGCCGGTGGCCAGATAACGCTCTTGCTGGGTGTCCCCGACATTGGCGTTAAAAGCCTTCTGCGATTTGTTGATTTCAAGGATGATGTTCCTCACATCTTCCTTGGTCATGCCGCTGTCGGCCTTGACGGGGCTGGCGATGATGACATCTGTTTCCGGGTTCGGCTCATACTTTTCAGCGATGCCCTTCGAAATCAGACTCTCGGCGCCTTTGGGGTCGAGTTGGAGGATTTGACCTTCCGGCCAGGTGTCGGGTCCATTGACCCACGATTTGAGTAAACGAATGACTACTTTCATCTTAGTTTTCCTTGCTTTTATTTTTCATTTATGGTTATTAGTCCTAACAAGACTTACCTAATGAACCTATTCCTGACACACCCTGTACATGGGCTTCTTTAAGTGTCTCCAGCTTTGGCATCTTTAATCATCTCTGATAAGCATCTTTAATTGTCTCTGGACTACGATATTTTTTCGTTATCCATCGGCTTCTTTTCGGTGGGCTTATTTGCCCGTTACATTGTTCATAATATCTACAATGTCGTTCCTGTCAATCCCCCTCTTAGAAATAATTTCTTTTTTCGGGGCGACGTATTTTTCGACGGTCAACACCGGCTCAACCTCGAGGGGTTCGATAAACTCGGAAACCGCAATCAGGAGTTCCTCCGGCTCTTCGCTTTTCTCTTCAATCGACAGCATGTCCATGTTGGCCTTGCACATCTTAATGCTACCGCTTTTGAACGCCAGCATCAGGGCTTCGGGGTTAGCCGGCACGGTGACGGGACTGAACTCCAACAACTCCCATTTACGGAAAACCCTGCGGGCGCTTGCCCATTCAGGATTTTTTCGAATCTCGTCAGGCGTCGGCATCGAGGGCATCTCGGTAGGCAGGAAGCCGACAGAAAAAGCCTTCAAATAACCGCCCTTGAATAGCTGCCACACCTCTTCGGCTCGGTCTGTCAACGCAAACTTCACCTTGGCGGTCAGTTTCGACGCAGTTCGTTTTACCCACAACGCCTTGCCAATAGGCGGGTCCATCGAGTTGTGCGACCAGGGGACGACTGGGTTCTTCATGTAATTATCAAGGGCGGCACCAGACGGAACCAGCACCTCGCTATCGCGGTCCACAACGCCGGTCGAGATAATGGTCACAACCGTCCGCTCGTCCTCGTTGATTTCGGAAACCTTCGCAATCGAATCCGCTACTTTTCGGACTGGCTCAAAGGCTTTGTTTTCGGGGTCTTCCCCTTCGGCGTGATAGGTGGTTTCTGTTTCGATTTCAACTTTCGGCATTGGTATGCTCCTTGCATTTTATTGTTGTAGTTTTTAAGCATTTTAATCCTATTGATTCAGGGCGTTATTGATGTTCCTGGCGGCCGCACCAGGTGAAACAGCAATTTCAGATTGCTCTTCGGTAACAAGAATTGGAATAATTTGACACCGGCACCCCGGGTGCAAAGGGGGGTGGTCAACGTTCTCATAATCAAACGTTAATTGTTCATCTGGCCCCACCGAAAGTGTTTCTCCCTGCTTAAAATAGCTCTCTGTCAGGCTGATTCGCTTGCCGTGCATTGAGGCGCAATATGGACAACGCCGTTCATCGGGGGCCGTGTCCCACTGTTTTGCGGTCACAACTTTCGATTGAATCCATCCCTGCTGGACGCCCTCATTGTGCGCCCAAATCGTTTCTGTCCTTACAACCCGCTGGGCCGCTGCCCTGGAATCAAACCCGTCCTTGATGCTTTTGACGATTTGAGATGTGGACAATCCATCCTCAATCCCGGCGGTTACCAGTCTTCGAATTTGTGATTCGCTGGTTTCGATGATGGACTTAATCTGTCCACTACGCCGTTCCAATGCTTGCATGACGGACGGAGAGGATGCATTGTAAAACGCGTTGGGATTCAATTTTTCCATCGATTCAATCGTTGCATGGGTCAGAATCGCCTTCATAAATGGCATCAGGTCGGCTGCCAGCTTCTCCTGGAGCTTCTTGTTGTCAAATGCAGCCGCCATCAGGTCGTTTGGCAGTGCCTTGCCGTGGTACGATTTCAGTTCTGTTTTTTTCAGGTTGCGGGTGACTTCTGAAATCATCGACTTGAAAAACAAGGTAAGCTGTGTCAACATTACAACCGGCATAAAGTCTGGCTTCGGAAGTTCTGTTTTCGGTCCCTCTTCTGGTGCCGCTTTTTTAAGACTCTTTCCCTGGTCTTCATCGTCAGGTTTATCGGGTTTTGCGGGACCGTCACTGCTGCCGCCAAAGCTGCCCATCGAGAACGGTGCAGCGGGCTTCTCCGGCTCCTTGCCCCATTCCACAGGCTCCAGTCCGTCGTTTTCGCGTTCCTCATTGATACTTGAATACTTCGTTTCGAGGTTTGTACGCTTCTCCAGCAGACGGTAATCGCGGTCAACAGGCGTCGCGTCATCGAACAGCAAGACAAGGTTTTTATCCCAATGGGGGGTGAAAACCTCATTCAGTTTCTGTTCAATTAAAATGAGTTTGGGGTTGATGGTGTACTGCGCGTAGATGTAAAACGATGCCCAGGCGTTTGCCCGACTGACTTCCTGAACCTTGACAAACGACATTGGGACTCCATATGCCCCGCAAATCTCTTCGAGGGATGTCTCTCTGCCCTTGGTGTACGACATTTCCTTCGGGCTGAAACCGACTTCTTTGATGTCCACGCCTGGCGAACCAATCATCAGCTTTCCCTGCTTGTCCGGGCCAGAATAGTTTGCACGCCATTTGGCCTCAACGCGCCTCTTTTCCTCTGGTGTCATAAACGCATTCTCGCCCATCGTCATTACCACAGATGGCATCCCGCCGTTCTTCAAACAGGCGATTTCGTAGCGATTATAGTAGTCCATCAGGTCGATGGGTTGGCAGGCCGCCTGCGTCGGGCCGGTCCCAAGAAACGGATCTGTCATGGACGGGTATCGGAAATGGACAATCTGGTCGGGTCTGAATTTCTTTTTATTTGTCCCGACTCCGTACTCATATTCTTTAATTCCGAGTTCTTCATCAGGGATGATTTTCATGTGCTGTGCAAACAATGGGTAGATTTCGTACACCACGCCAAGCGTCCCCGAGTGAAGATACCAGAACGCATTTCCGGTAATTTCCAATGATGCGACGGTTTGATATTTGAGTTCAAACGCATTCTGTTGCGGGTTGACATTGCGCAGCAGGTCAAGAATTGGATGTTCCGTAACCTCTTGCAGCGTATATCCTTCTGATATCTTTTCGAGAAGTTTAGACTTCAAGAAGTGCATTTGCTTGGCTTCTGCAATGGGCTTGCTCTTGTAGTTCTGTTTTGTGGGTTGTTCGGATTCCTTTTTGATGAGATAGAGCTTGATTGGAACCTGTGCCGCAACGTTTGAGTTCCGGTTGACACAGGTGTATGACCACCCCTTAATTTTCTTGACCAACTCCTGTTGGTCCGTCTCGCCCTTCCACGACCCAAAGATATCCAGCTTATTCATCACCGACGACTGAATAAACTCCTTGCCTAATAGCATCCGACCCACAAAACTTTTTATGCTCATAGTATGTCCTCTTTTATGTCAATTTATCATAAAATGATATGCTGTCAAGGGGTGTATTATAATTCGTCCCAAATTCCGGGTGCTTCGGTGTCAACCACGTCAACGTCATTGATGAGGTAGTCGGGTTTCTTTTTCTGTTTATCGTCCGGCGACAAGATTTCCAGATCGACGTTTGCAAACCCTTTGATGCGTGTCACGATGTACCGAAGGGCGTCAATTAAGTGATTTTGAAAGTCCACGGGCTTATTGAGCAGTTGACCGTTCTTGTCCTCTGCCCACTTGTAACTTTGCAGTTCTTTAATCATATTTGAACTGCCATAATCAACCATGAGATTGAACTGTTTTATGCGTTGTATGCCGTTTGAGATTGAGTCTGGACCCTTGATGCTGGCCAGGCAGGGCTGATTATATCCCCTGATTTCATCAATCGATTTCGGTTCTGCGGAGTCTGCAACCACTGGGACCGAAAGACCATGCGTCAGTTTCAGCAAGCGTGCGGCGATGTCTCGGTTGTTAAGTTCCTTCTCATAGCAGTGTTCACGCACATACAATGAACGCCCGATAAAACCCGCCTCGACGATGGCGGTAGGGTCCACAGAGTACCCGAAGTCCAGGCCAAACCCTGCCGTGTCGAATTCGGACGCTTCTGGCCATTCCCGGACCGTTTCCCACTTGTCGAAGATTAGACCCTTCAGGACGCCCCATCTCCCGCAACAATAGATGTTATAATAGTTCTGGTCTTGCTCCACCAGACCTTCCAGGCGTGCCTTGTAAACGTCGTCAATAAAACGGTTGTCGCGGTACGTGGAATGCATCACCGACATCGAATAGGAGATTTCTTTGCCTTCCACCACCATTGTAAACGTCCGCTGGACAATACGAACGCCGGATTCAATCTCGGACTGGATGGAGTCTGTAAACAGTTTTTTACGAATCCAATGTCCCTCGTCGATGGGGTTAAACGACATGATGATTTGTTTGTAATCCCACGTTTCACTACGCAACCGCAAATCAAGCTGCATGAAGTCGTCATACGTAAATTCCGTCGCCTCTTCAATCCAGACGCCCGTAACGCCCTGGATGGATTTAACCTTTTCAGGGTCGTCCAGTCCAGTAATAAGGATTTCAGACCCACCCGCAAACGTGATGGTCATGTCCGTTTGGTTAATTTTACAAATCGACCGAAGCCCCCAATTGTCAATGTATTCCTTAAAAAGAGGAAAAACCGACTTCTTTGCGGC